ATCATCTACCGGTCTATTTTCTTCAACAGCTACCCAATAGTCTCCAATAATAATAACTCCTAATAAAATTAAAACACCTGCTGTGATTAATAATATTACAATATCTTTAAAATTTTTAATCATTATTCTAATATTAATAAGCCATTATCTAATACAACTTTTTCATTTGTTTCTATCCAAACTTTAGCCCCGCAAGATAATGGGTTATTTGGTTTATACAATAATTTAGACTTACCTAAAATTTCAACTTCTTTTGCGTAGTTATTAGACTTAGATGTCTTAACCGTTATTACTGGTTCTTCTATATTATTTTTTTTATTAGATCGTATTTTATGTTGATTAATATGTATTCTTTTTATCATATTTAAAAATGTGAGTTTATATAATTATAGTTATCATTTATTAGAGGTTTGTCAATAAAACCTCCTGTTGCTTTTTTAATTTTTGGTAAGCTTTCTTTTTCAAACAATTTTTGTTTACCTCTTACAGTATAAATGTCTTGAGGATTAATTTTTATACTTCCTGAATCCGATGTAATTCTTTTTGGTACAAAACCAATGTGATCTTGTGTCCAAGATTCATTATATAAATAACTTTTTGGGGTTGCTGTAAATACTTTGTTTTCCATATCTGTAATAGGATCTTTACCTGTTCCTTGAACAACTACTGGTATTTTATCATAACCTAAATTTTTAAATGCAATTGCTCTATGTATACCTTCTTGGCCATTAATTGAAAAATTTTCTCCATCTTTTTTAACATATAGATAGGGATAATTAGCTAGTTCTTTTCCTTCTTTAAGTAAATTTTCAATATTATCTGAGTTTAATTTTGAAAGTTTACTTTGTTTCTCAGGTCTAAATCTTTTGGTTAGATCTAAATATTCTTGAGGAGACATATAAATTAATTGTGACTCAGCAAAATCTTCAAAACTATTTGCAGCGGCACCAAAGTGTTTATCAGCATCAACAAGTTTTGGTAAATTTTCATTTCTTAATTTTGGTCTTTCTTCATTAGCCTTTATATTCTTTTTATCATAAAATTCATTTGTTTCTTTTAAATATTCTATAGCTCTCTTTTTATCTGGATCTTTTTCTTTAGATAATTTTTTATCAAGTTCTCTTGTTGCAAGATCTGTTAAAATTTCTTCACCAACATTTGGTTCTTTTGGTGGTTCTTTTTGCGGTGGCTTTTCTTCTTCAATTGGACTCGGAGGATTGTTGTCTCCTATTCCTCTTTTCTTAAACATGGATGCAATACCTTGCGCAGGCATTATCATTGATATAATTTTTTGAGATTGTTCGGGGTTTTCTTTAATATATTTATTAACTACATCGGTAGTTTTGGCTGCACCTAATACACCAACTGAAAGTCCTAGTGCTTCTGCAAATGGAATAATTAGTGGAACAGCTAATGCCATTATTTTCTCTTAATTAAATCTGTTGCTTTAAGTCCATACACACTCGCTATGACACCTACAAAAATTGTTTGATACCAAAATGGAAGTTGTGAAAAATATTCAAAGAACAATTTCATTTTCTCCATCGCACTTGGGTCATCCGAAAATACTGCCCAACTTAACATTACGATAGGCGCCGACAGTAAAAGCAAAATAAATTCGTCCTTCCAATCTGAATTTCTAGATTCTAATAATTTACCTTGATACTCTGCTTGACCATCTGCCATTTTCTGAGCATGGTTCATCTGTGCATCTGCCATAAGCATTTTAGTTTTTTGTTTATTTTTGTAGATATGACTACCCGCTTGAACAGCTAATTTAATTGCTGAGAACCACATTACTTTTTATACCCACCTTTTTTCATTTTAACTGGAGGTACATTTGGATTAGGTCCTTTCTTAGGCGGTGGTCCATATCTTACTCCTCCAGATAAACCTCCAACTTTATAAGCTACAAAATTAAAAAAGTTTTCTTTTGGTTTAATTAAATCCATATCAACAGGTTTTGTTGTTTCGATTGGGAATATAGGTTTATTATTTCCACCTCCACCTCCACCTCCACCTGTAGAAACAGGTGCTTTATTTTTACCAAAGCCAGCATCTTTTAAATAATCTTTACCGATAGGGGAGTTAGGTTGTAGAGCTTTATTTTCAGTTCTATAAAAATCTCTAGCTAAACCTTCTTTAGTTGCAAATTTTTGTCTTGATTTATAATTTTGTTTAGCAGCTAAATTACCTATAGTTAGAACAGGACCCAGTCCTACAAGAGAAGCTGCAATTTGAGATTTATAACCAAAAGGTTTATTGAAAGGCACGTCTCTATTAGCACCTTTAAAAATATTTTTTGATCCCTTGTATGTTTTAGTGCTTGCAGATTTAGTAGTTTTGTTTCCACTACCCCCTGTGTTTGTACTTCCACCAGCTCCTGGTGCACTTCCTGAAACACTACCTTTACTATCTCTTCCTCCACCTTGGTAGCCTCTATCGGATGCACCCATAGTGCCTCCACCACCAAATTTTCTAATCTTTCTTTTCATTATTTTTGTTTCCTCATTCTGGCTATTTCAAGTTTCTCTTCAGCAATTCTAATTCTTTCTGCTGCTTGATCTTCATTGTTTTCTAGTTTCATCTTTTCAATATCTAGTTTTTCATCAATTTCATTTTCTCTAATCTCATTACCCATCATATCTTGTTCAGATTTTCTCTGTAAGTCCATAGCTTTAAGATCTAGTTCTCTTTCTTTCAATGCAACTAGTGGATCTTTTTGTTGACCCATCGCTTCACCTTGAGCAAGTTGTGTAGTTATCTCTGCAACTCTTTTTGCGATCATTGATGCAACTCTAATCTCTGCTGCTTCTGGATCTTGTTGTAACATTTGTTGCATTTGAGGATCTTCTTGTATCATTGCACCAACTTCTCCTTGAGCTTTCATTGATACGTGCTCAGATATGTGTGCTTGCAGTGTTGAATACACTTGAGGATTAATCTGAACCATTCTTGTTGCCATAAAAGCAACGTGAGCTGCCATATGTGCATCATGATCTTGAGTCGGGAACGCTTTTAATGGTTTCTGGTATAATGATTCCATATTCTCGGTTGCCGGATCTTTTGGCATTGGTTTTTCTTGTGGAATAAGTAGTTGATCAATATCTTGGGTCCCTAATGCTTCATATACTCTACGATACGCTTCTCTCAAGTTGTGCATCATAGGATTTGACATAGCAATCTTTAGATTCTCGTTTGCAAGTGTCACTCTTTGGGCCATACTCATGATATTTGGGTCGGCTACTGGAATTACATCTACTCGATCATCAAAATCAGTTTGTTTTACTGCTTGATCGGCACCATATACTGAATATGGGTAGATTGGAGGTAGATATGTTCCAAATACTTTTGATAATAGTCTAAATTCTCTACGCATTGAGTAGTAACAACGCTTGTGTATTGCACTCATGACCCTTGAACCACGTTCTAGAAGCGAAACTGTAGTACCAACAGCTCTATTTTGCATGTCATTACCCGTATCCATGTTAGTTATTGCTGCAAACTTCTGTCCTGCTTGCACAACAAAGCCCATTAATTGGTATAATGTAGCTGATGGTTCTTTAAATGGTAAAATTTGGAACTGATCTTTGATATTTCCGCCTGGTGCATCCACATCTCTGAACTCTCCTGGTTGAAATGGTTGGTCATCGTCTCTAATTCTAATACCTCTAGACTTAAATCCAGCAGGTAAGTTTGATAATGTACCAGCATCTAACAATTGTCTTAGTGCTTGAGTAGCAGTTCTGCTTAATCCACCAATCATGTGTGTTAAACCAAAACCATAAAACCCTAATCCTGGTAAAAATTTAAAATGTACGAAGTATTCTTTTCTTTTTTTAGTCTCATCATTCATATCGTAGTTACGATAGATAGATAATACTTCGCCTGAACCTTCATCAATAGTTACGATGTAAGGAACTTTAACTTGTTTGTCTGGATTTTGCATTTCAAACTCTTCTAAGTTTAAATCGACATGCATTTCAAGAATTTGATATGAGTATTGTTTATCGGTTGAAGGTGTTACTCCTTCTAGTTCTTGATATTTCTTTTCAATTTCTGTTGGACCTGCTGCAGTTGGTTTTAATTCTACATCTCTATAAAATCCTGCTGCTTGTTTTTTTAAAATTTCGTTCTCACCCATTTTAATAACATGAGTAATTCTTTCGCAATCCATTAAATCAGTTGCGTAATAAGGAACTACTAAATCTTCAGCTGGTATAAATTTAGATACCGCTCTTTGCATTACTTCATCATAATAAACTTTTTTAAATGCAGATCCTGCGAGTGCTAAATAAAATAACAGTTGATCAAATTCTGGAGTGTACTCTTCCATCTCTTCAGTCAACATGTAATTCATAAAATCTTGCACACGTTGTGCTTGATTTACTTTTGCATCATCTTCCACACCAAGGACCCTAGTTCTTACAGGTCCTGATGATGGAAGTAATTCTTTATAGGCTTGTGCTTGAAAGGATGTAACCGCTTCGGATAAAAGTGGATGAGTCACGGATGCCGAACCTTTGAACGGTCTCGTCATCGTTGTGTGTTTGATTCCTAATAAATCTAAATTACTAGTATAAGAAGTTTCCCAATCCTTACGTGATACTCTATCTTTTTTATAATCATCTAATAACTGATTTGACATTCGTTGAAGAGTCTCGTCAGACATTTCTTCTGTAAGATTTTTAAAAAACTCTTCAGTTTCATTAATTGCTTCTTCAACAGTTGCAGGTTCCTCTCCTTCTAATTCAATATCAATTTCTTCAGAATCAGGAGTAACCATTTCTTCTTCAATTACTTTATCAATTTCAGCCATATAAAAAATTAACTAAGTTTAGTTGGTTTTGTTCTCGCCATTCCGCCACCACGAGCTTTTACCATAGTACCTTTTTTAAAATAGTTTCCTACTTTTTTAACGTTAGCATTGTTAGCAGCTATCTTTTGATTAAAAGCAATTTTTTTTGCAGCTCTATCTTCTGCAGCCTTAGCCATTTTATCTTTTAAAGTTGAGAACCCTCTTCTTTCCTCTTGTGCTCTATTTGCTGCTTTAAATTTTTCAATGCTATCTGCACTAAAATTAGCACCTTTATTACTTGCACCAAACATTTTAAAAGGTCCACTAGATATAACATCTTTGTCTACTTTAATACCTGGAATACTTTTAGTTTTCTTAGTAATGTATTCTACTTTTTTTGGTTTAACAAATGATTTTCTAAACTCTGGTGTTTTACCAACAACATTTGAAGCTGTTGATTTACCACCTAGCATTCCTAACTTAGATGCACCAAGTAATGCTGCACCAGCTGCTAGGATTTTATTTCGTCTTCTTGATTTTTTTGACATGTCTTTATCTCCTAATTAATAATATACGTATTTACGTTCTTTATAACTTTGAACCTCATCCTCGTCAGAATAAGTAGTTACAAAAGAACCTTGTCGGTATCTTAACATAGCTTGGGTGGTGCTGTCCACATAATCGTCATGTTCTCCATGAGGAAAAGCTGCACATTCTTCTATGACTTCTTGAGCCCAATGCTCATCTCGGGGATAATATACCTGTCCGCTCTCAAATATAGGAGAAGTAGCATTAACCCTAGAGTGTTTGTCTTGTCCTCTTCCTGGTGTGTAATCCATAACAGGGATACCCATTCTTCTTAATTCTTGTAATAAACTTTGTCCACTCGCTTTAGCTTCTATAATAATTGTCTCTGGTTGCCAATACTTATATTGATCTAGTGCTACCATTTTTAATTCTGGAAAATCCCATTTACCTTTGATTGCATCAATTAGCATAATAGCATCAGGCCCTGATTCGTGAGGCGTGAATATTCCCCAAGTGGTAATGGCACTGTAGTCGGCTGTCTCTTTTTTACTGAACGCTGTATCATAAGATTGTATGACATGCTTTAACGCAGGAAGATCCTCGGACCACGGTTGCCACCATTCTCTTTTTAAAATTGCTCCTTCCTCTGAAGTTGGATTTTGCATGTACTGTGCAGACCAATTTCTAATTGAGATTGAAGCTTTAACTTTTTCTAATTCTTCTAGGTTCCAATATTCAGGCCAAACAGGTACCGGATTTTCTTCGTCACCTAAAAGAGCTGGAAAAGAAATTTTCTCCCACTTGTCTGCCTTAGGTTCATTTTCTGATCGTATTAATCTTCCGGTCAAATCATCTTCTGCCCATCTTGTCATTACAAGTACAATCGAGCCTCCCGGTTGTAAACGTTGTCTGGGTCCTGATAGATACCAATCAAACGTTCTCTCCATTGCACTATCGGACATTGAATCTTGTTCCGTGTGTGGATCATCAATAATAAGTAAGTCCGCCCCTCGTCCTGTGATAGAACCGCCAACACCCGCTGCAAAGTATTCCCCACCTTGATTGGTCTCCCAACGTCCTTTTGCCTTACTATCTTCTCTTAGTCTAACATCTCCAA